TGATAGCAAATAGCGAGTTATAAAATATGTATAAACTTTACAAGGATTATATTACAGGCGAGGTTAAAACAGTTATTAGGATTGCTGACAACGCATTCATTCCATTCGATCCTGCCAACACCGACTACCAAGCCTATCTCAAATGGCTTGCCGAAGGCAACACTCCGCTTCCTGCTGACGAATCCAGCGAGGGATAAATGACCCTTACTGAAATCGCTCAGTACGCAGGCGAGAAGGTTGGTAAGACCGACTCGGATACGCTTACCTTTCTACAGAAGGCAGCAAGCCTAGCCTATCGGCGTGTATGGGACTTTGCACCCTGGCGTGAGACTGTAACCAACTCAACCTATTCAGTTGGAACAAACAGGCAGATCACATTAGGCACTAATGTCGAGACTCCTCTATCGGTAGCCTACAACGATGCAGAAGTTGACCCGATTGACTTGGCAACGATTGTAAGCCAAGACCCAGGTTTGCTTGACGATGCTCGTACTGGCGATCCAGATACCTACCATTTCACTGGTCGCAACAGCAGTGGCGTTGCACAGCTAAACCTTTACCCAAGGCTTGCCACATCTGGCACAATCCCATTGCGCGTAGTGGAGAAGCTAAAGTGCCTTACTCGCACAAACATCATTGTTGACTTTCCTCCATCGCAAGCCGCGCTGGATGACGAACTTCGCCTACCCCACGTTCATCACTTGGTTCTAGCCTTGACGCATTCTGACGCACTTGAGCGTGAACGGCAATATGCCAAGGCGCAAGCCATCACGCAGACTGCTAATATTGATCTTGCGGCTATGGCTAACTACGAGTTGAGCCAGGTTGGTGGAGTGAAGCAGATCACTCCGCAAAGTTTAGGTGAGCTAACCATAGAAGAAATGTTCTCGGCTTAAAGGAGGCACAATGCCTTTATACAGCGACAACTTGGACGATGTTCTGTCCTTTGACGGAATACGCAATTTTACTGGCGGTCAAGCCAGCGGCCTTCAATCTGACCTACTAGCCGAGAACCAAGTACAAGAGTTGTACAATATGACCCTTTCACCAAAGGGTAATCTTGAGACTCGCGTAGGTGCGACAAGCTTTGCAACTGGCGCAACCAGCTCGGCAACTTCCGTTGGCGGAATGCGATACTATGAAACGTCAGCATACCAGCAATTGCTGACTGTTACTGGTGGTAAATTTTACAGCATTGAATCAAGCGGAAGTGCAACAGTCCACATTGGGTATCAACAATGGAATAATACAAATATAACCTGGACAGCAGCGACCAGCCAATGGCGAGACGGCTACAGCGTGGCAGAAGACATTGAGGTATCTTTTGCACAGTTTGTTGACAAGATGTTTCTATCTGATTCCGATAGCGACCTGCATTTTTGGGATGGAACTGCGGTTGAAAGGCAGGGTGGCAAGGTTAGGGCGATTACAGTAACAACGGCTGGTAGCGGTTATACCAGCGCGACTGCAATCATTACTGGCCCAACGCTTGGCGGGACAATGCCAGAGTTAATCACACTTGTCGCTGGTGGGGCTGTTACTGGCGTTACGGTTGTTAATGGTGGATCTGGTTACACAACTGCACCCACCGTTACAATCATTGGGAATGGCTCTGGTGCTACGGCCACAGCAACAGTCAGCGCGCCTCCAGCGGGTATTAGGATTTTGGTCAACGCTGAAAATAGATTGTTTGGCGTTGGCTCTGGTGCAAACAGAAACACGCTTTATGCCTCCGACATTCTTGATCCTTCGGTGTGGGCATCGACCAACAGCATCGTTGTCAACGGCGATGATGGCGATGCAATTACGGCAGTTGTTCCTTATTACAAGAATAGGCTGATCGTATTTAAGAAGCGCAGAGTGTTCCAAGTTGACATTCCTAGCGATGCCACTTCTGGTGCGGATTGGATTGTTTCCATCATTTCAAACAACACTGGATGCGTGGCGACTGGAACTGCTGTGCAAGTGAGCAGCGACATTCTATTCCTATCCGACAACGGAATCAGATCGCTAGTTCGATCTGCGGCAGACGATTTCAGTTCAGTTGGAATACCTATTTCAGAGGTTGTCAAGGATGTGATCCAGAGCATCAATACGGATTCTATTAGGGTGGCTACAGCAATCTACTACGATAATAGATATTTCCTCGCCATACCTACTGGATCAAACGATTACAACGACACGCTCTTGGTTTATAACACGGCGTTAAACGCATTCGAGGGAACTTGGACTCCGCAGGTTATGCAGTTCACACTTACGAACTTTAATCAAGAAGGCTCTAGGGCGATGTTCAAGAAGACCAATGGCATAATCGAGAAGTACGCTGGCTACAAGTCTCCCGCTGGCACTACGTCCGCAGATTATCAGGACGCTGGAACTGATTACCAATCTTATGTACGAACCAAGGACTTTAACTTTGGCGATCCATTCTCATTAAAATACGGCTCGCATTTCGAGGTCATCTTTGACAACTCCTTTTCATCCGATGCCACTATTGCAATCCAGCGCGACATTGACGTTGGCGACATTGACGTTGCATCCAACATAAATATTGCAAGCTCAGTTCTAACTCTCCCATTCCCGCTTCCAGCAGTCCTTCCGACATCAGTAAAAAAGAAGCTTGCCAGCGACCTGCGCAAGTACGAGAAGTGGCGTTTGCTTAACATCAAGATTTCTACCCCAGCAAACAAGATGGCGATCCGCCAGATCACGGCTGCGGCAAATCCAGATACAATCCTAATCCAGCAAACGATATGACGGCTATTGAGTATATTGAGCAAAGCAGCGTTCCAGAGGCTATGTGGCCTAATCTGGCCGATTGGTATGGCTGGTTCGAGAAGCAGGGCATGGTTGGGATTGTTAAGGATAAGGACGGCATTGCAGGCGTGGCTTTGGCTAGGTGTCTAAAGGATGGGCAAGAGCCTAATCATTATGTGCATAGCGAAGATGGTGAGAATGTCTTTGTTGACTTGACGATCTCATCAAAAGGTGCTAAATCCTTACGATGCTTGCTGTTGCTCCTTTGGGAGCGTTTTGGTCCTCGCAAGCGGATCACCTTTAATCGTTCTGGCAAACCAAGGAGTTATGATTATATGACATTTATGCGAAAGGCGAAGGTTTAACACCATGGGTGGATCTCCGTCTATTCCTTCACCGCCTCCGCCGCCCGATCCAAGAGAGGTGGCACAGGCTAATGCAGATGCATATCGCGAGAATGTCAATACATACATCAGCAAATTGCCAGAAATGGCTGCTGTTGAAAACAGGTTGCGTGCGCAGTATATGCCTCAACAGCGTGCATTGGAACGCCAGTTGTCAGCATTAGATCAGCAATCTGGAATACAGGCTGGCTTACAGCTAGAACGTCAATACGGTCCGCAGAGGACGCTGGAAGGGTTACGCAGGGCGTATGAACAAAGCCCACAGGCGTATGCCTTGAATCGCGGGTTGGGCGATCAGATGACTAGGCAGTTTGCGCAGCTTTACGGCCAGAGTCCTTACGGCTCGGTAGAAGAGAATGTGGCGTTTAACCGTCAGCCAGGACCTTTTGATTTCTACGGCACAATTGGAAAAAACGTAAGCAATACTTAATTAAAGGCTTAATATATGTACGAAAGACTTGCTGGAGTAAACACAGCATCAATAAACCCAGAAGCAAACTACTATCTTCGTCCAGAAGGAATTTATCAAATTGCAGATCGGAATAATTACGAACAAGTAAAAGCTGGTGAGGGAAGACAAATACTGAAGGGGTCAGCTTTAATCCCAATAATAAACCAAAAAACTGAAGAAGCATTTTCTAATAGAGTTCGCGCATTAACGCAGCCACAAATTGATGCTTTACAAGCAAAAGTAGACCAGCAACTTTCTCAAGAAAAAACATACAATTCACTTGCTGAACAAATCAAAGCTTTAACTGGTGGCGAGTCTGGATATACGGCTGGCGGGACTGCTGGTCCTGCTGGACCTGGATTCAATCAAGCCTTGGCACAACTTTCCGCCTCACGCAACTACGGATCTTCTGATCTTGGAACGATGCTTAACTTCCAAGTGTCCGATCAGCAGATCGTTGACGATTACAACAATTCAAGATCATCGAAATTAGACGATGTCATCAAGCGAGGCAATACGCAGATCGCTGGCATTCAAGAAAGACTTAATGCTGCAAATCAGCTTGTTGCTGGCTTGCCAGCAAATGATGCTCGCAGGACTTCATCCAATGTATTCATCAAGCAACTCAGTGATGACTTAAAGAGCGTAACCAGCGCAGTTACTGGGGCGCAGGACATGCAAAATAATTTCAAGCCTATTACAATTGATAGCCCCGAAGGACTAAAGGAGATTACCGCATTCCGTTCCTTTGCCCAATTGCCAGAAGAGCGTGCTTCGCAACAGCTTTATCAGATTGATCCAGAATCCTACAAGACCGCTGTTGGTTTAGGTCAACAGTATCGCCAATTGGCTACTCAGCCAATTGGACCTACAACCACGCCAGAGACTGAGCAACTACGTCAGACCATCGAGGACGAGGCTCTCAATCAGCTACGCCTTGGATCGACCATTGGTGCGGAAGAACGGCGTGGTTACGAACAATCTATCCGAGCCGCGCAGACTGCCCGTGGCAACATCTTTGGCCTTGGACCAGCAGTGCAAGAAGCCGCAGAGATCGGTTCTGCTGGCGAGCAACGCAAGCTGGCGCGCTACGGAGCAGCACAGAACTTCCTTGGATCTGGCTTATCCAGCGGTGATGCGCTCAAAGCTGATATAGCGTTCCGTGACGCATTGCGTCAAAACAGACTAGGTGCAGCTGCTAACTTCATTGGTGGCGGACCTTCCATCTACAATCTCGCAAATCAGCGAACAGCCCAACAGCAGGGAGCATTCCAGAGCTACATACAGGCCAATCAACCTCTACCTGGAGGCTTTAACCAACAGCCTTCTACATATCAGCCTTTCTTCCAAGCGGTTGACCAGCAGATTCCTGTCCAGCTTACCAATGCGTTTAATCAGCTTTATCGTTCGCAGGCTGATTACGGAGCAAGCACTTATGGTGCGCAGATTGGCGCAATT